TTTTCTTGCCCATAATATGCAGTCATTTGCATAGGCTCATAACATCCAGTGACGTGTGCATGGAAGAATCTTGAATTAACTTCCGCAAATACTTTAGACACTTTGTCCCATATATGTAGATTTTGTTGGTCAAAATTTAACCACCCTACCTTTGTTCGCCTGATGTTTTTATTGACACTACCTCCATCATTTGTTTGTCCAACCAAAGCATCTTGTTGTGCATCCCATGAAGGATGATGAAGTAAAAAGTTCATATCTTCATCGGTTAAAAAATTCTCCCAGTAAGCATAGTAATCTTTACCTACAGTATTCTTATAAGGAACCTGTATCATTTAGATTCCATCAGTGCAGTTCTATTCCTAGCGTACGAGTAATTATCTCTATTCTTTTTGTCTCCTGCTTCATCGGTGTGATTACCATGCTTCTTAACAAAGTGCATAAATACTTGACCAGAGTAATACTCTTCAGGACCATTGCACTCTTCTCTCCAATGCTCAATATCCATTCCTGGATAGATAACAGCATCGCCTTCAGCTAAGTCAATTCTTTTTCCACCCATATATATAGGGTATGAGTAATGATGAGAACGCCCTAGCTGGAGAGTCACGCTAACCTCACAGGCAGGTCTATCAGTATGAGGCTCTAATTTATTCCCATTAACATACAGTCTTGCATAAGAGTATGTTGGGATTAACTCTTCTCCAACAGCATTTTCAATTCTAGGCCACAATCTTTCTTGCAATGTTTCAAACAGCAGTTCATGTGTTAGTAATGTTTTGGAATCAGGCACTTGTGAATCGGTATGCTCTGTCCCTACATCTACATTTCTCATTAAGGCATGAGTTAAATATTGGCAAAACTCTTTAGGAATAATCCTAGGAATTAATAATACGTTATCTTGCATTGCTTACCTCTCAGTAAATTTGGCAACTACTCCACCATTTCTTACTACGTTGATATCTTTTGTAAGCATAGCATAATTCAATTGTTTTGTTTGTAATCCGTTAAAGGTAACTTCCTCACCTTCAGTAATTAATAAGAATGAATTGTCTTGCTGAGGCACTACGCCATCAGACTCAATCATTTCTACATCATATTCTTTGTCGTTTGGTTGAGGTAATATAAGAACCCAAGAGCATCCGTTAGGACCAACAGTGTATGTTAGTCTTGATGAATTTTTAAAAGAGCTTAAGTCTTGCCATTGCTTTACGGGTAAATCCATCTCATTTAATGTTCCATCCGTTACATGGACAGAGCCTTCAACTAAATAGAATTGATTTTGCGTATTGTTTGGCATAGAGTTTGGATGCCTTACTATGCCGTTCGGTCCAACTCTACCAAAACATATACTGAATCCTCGACAACTTATGTGTTGCATTATCCTCATGGTATTTGTACCTCATTAACATAGGTGACTTCAAGCTCGGAATGAGAATTTATAATATCATTTACACTATACTCAAACGTCTGTCCCACTACAGCTTTCCATGCGTTTATCATAGTCGTGTTTTGTTTTGCATCTTCCTTTGCTTTTTGTTGATTAGCTAAAGCAATGCCTTGATCTGCAATACGTTTCTTTAACATTTCCATGTCAGTAATATCTGGGTACATTTCTGTGGGTTGAAAAGCATACTCAGTATAATCGTCAGGATTGTTTGTTGCCGTTTCATCTGAAGAAAAGCAAACAATTATAGAATTGCTTTCTTCATCATATTTCTTAATCTTCATTTTAATAGTATTCATAAGTTTCCTTTAATTAGCTAACTCCACCTTGTCTTGTTCCTGTAGCACTCCAAGTAACGAATGGATTACCAGTCATGTATCTTCCTGCACCACCACCTGCACCAGGATTCCATGTTTGTGATGCGGTGTTAGGATTAGCAGGTCCATCAGGCTCTCCTGCAGAACCATTTGCTCCTCTAGCACCACCAGTTCCTCCTGCCCCTCTCCACCAGCTAGCAGGCGAACCAGTATACCTTGGACCACCAGCTCCACCAGCAGTGCTAGACCCAGAAGAGCCTGCAGAACCACCAGATCCACTAAAACCACCACCAGCACCAGGATTAACTCCTGCACCACCACCACCGCCTGCACCGCCAATTTTAGAAATATTAGGTCCGCCTTTAGGGGTAGTACCAGTCTGAACTAATGCAGCTCCAGATGCACCACCACCACCGCCTGCTCCTGCTAAAGTGCCTGCATTATTAATGGTTATTGGTCTATTAACATAAACCGCATTGCCTGCAGTAAACCCAGGTTGTGCTGGTAGGTTTCCCGAAGGACTACTAGGTGGACTTGAACCTGCACCTCCACTACCACCAGCTCCTAACACAGTTCCATTATTAACTACAGTAATAATATCGCCTGCACCAAACGCATTAGGAACAGAAAAAGCATAAGTCCCTGTTGATGTTGATCCTACAGTAACTCCAGGGTTAATTGTTGCTGTGATAGTAGTAGCTCCAGGAACGTATGCTGGGTTTGCAGATACAGCAGTATATAAATCGTAGTTGTTAGTGTTAGATGCTATGGTAATATTAACCAAAACTGCTGAAGCAGCACCATAAAAATCACCAATGGCTATAGTCCCTGATGTTGGAACTCCTGTGTTAGATGGACTGTCGGATACTAATCCTCCACCACGATAGTATTCACTTAAGCCATGTGGAGCTGATCCACCAAACTCATCAACAATATCAGAGACACCTAATACTCCAGAACCAGGTAATGCCATTTATTGTTTCCTTCTTGAATGCTCTATGTGTGTATCTAGTTCCTGCTTTAATTCTTTGATTGACTCAATAAGCAATGGAACTAATTTATGGTAATGTACAGTTAAATAATTTTCATCAATTGGTGCTGGGACTACAATCTCAGGTAGAATTTTTTGTACCTCTTGTGCAGACACACCAACCTCAGGTTTAACTTCATAGCCTAATCTTTCAGCTAGTTCATTTGCTGTGTAATGAAAGCCATTTAATGTCATAACTTTATCTAAAGCATTTTCAATATTACCTTTCTTAATCTTCAATCGATCATCTGAGTAGTATGCAACTACATCATTGGTTGCTCTAATCTCACCAGTAGTTCCTGATCCAGCAGTACCTGCTCCAATAGAGTTAAACTGTACGTCACTACCTGTTCCAACTCCCAAGGAAGTTCTTGCTGTAGCACCTGTTTCTGCTACCCAGTTTGCACCATTACCAACAATAAAGTTACTATCGGTTACTGCTAGTGCAGCAAGGTCATCTAACTGTGCATCCCATGCTTGAACATTAGTTCCAATTGCTAATCCTAAATTAGTTCTTGCAGTGCTGGCAGTAGTGACATCACTTAAGTTATTTGCTGGGGAAAGTGGAGTATAGGTTAAGGCATCTGTTACATCAGAGCTTGTTAATGTGACTGCACCTGTTCTACTATTGAATGACAATACAGCTCCAGTCGTATCAAAAGCCGCTGGGTTCCATGCTGATCCTGTCCAAATAAATAGTTTGTCAGTTGTGGAGTTCCAATACAATGCTCCAGTTATTAAAGTATTCCCATCATTGTCTGTTGTTGGGGCAGAAGACTTAGCTCCAAGGTAACGATCATCAAAACTATCAAAGCTATCAGCAGCGCTTGTTGCACTAGCCGCGGCATTGGTTGCTTCAGTAGCTGCTGTTGTTGCACTGGTTGCAGCCGCACTAGCAGATGTGCTTGCATTACTTGCTGATGTTGAGGCATCTGAAGCCGATGTGCTTGCATTACTTGCTTGTGTGGTAGCAGTTGATGCTGAGGCTGAGGCAGATGATGCGGATGTTGACGCAGCTGATGCACTACTTGCTGCATTGGTTTCTGATGTTCCTGCGTTAGTTGCTGCGGTACTAGCAGTGGATGCACTACTTGCTGCGTTAGTTGCACTCGTTGAAGCTTCACTAGCTTTGGTTGTTGCTGTACTAGCAGAAGTCGCTGCATTAGTTTCTGATGTAGCTGCATTAGTTTCTGAATTAGCAGATGCGGTAGCTGATGTAGCGGAAGCAGTTGCAGAAGTTGCAGCGTCAGTTGCAGAAGTTGATGCTTCACTAGCTTTGGTCGTAGCCGTTGTCGCTGATGTACTTGCCTCACTTGCTTTAGTTGTTGCAGTTGATGCTGATGCTGTTGCTGAAGTTGCAGAGCTAGTTGCACTGGTTGCTGACGAAGCAGCAGATGTAGCACTAGAGGCTGCATTTGTTGCACTGGTAGCTGCATTAGTTTCTGATGTTTCAGCATTTGTTGCAGCGGTACTAGCAGTTGTTGCAGAGGAAGCAGCATTAGTTGCAGATGTTGATGCGGCACTTGCACTAGCTGCGGCATTAGTCTCAGCAGTCTCGGCATTGGTCTCTGCGGTTTCAGCGTTAGTTTCACTGGTAGCAGCGGCACTAGCAGAAGCAGCAGCAGCGGCAGCACTTGCAGTAGCGGAAGCGGCATCTACAACCAGATCCCATTTAGCTGAGTCAGCGTTAGATGATATAGGTAATACGCCAGAAGATGTGTGTGCTACCTGACAGATGTATACGTTATCATTACTTGTATCTTTAATTAAATCACGCTTGTTATATGCTACGCCTGCTGCCCAGTCACCTCTCCAGTCACCAATTAGTTCACCAATAGTTGGGTTACCATCCGTATCAAATGCTAAGGTTTTGTTTGCCCGAACAGTGTTGATAGGCAATGTCATATCTATGGTAGTAGGATCAGTGTTAGGTGCGCGTAGTGATCGGTTAGATTGTTCTAAGTTTTGTTGGGTAAATATAGTTAGACTATCAAACTCATCGTTCAATGACTGTGCGAATAACGGGCCACCAGTAGTAAAGTCTGTTGATCTTTCAATAGCTCTATCGCCAACAATAGTAATACGATCATCAGCATCTGGTGTAGTAGGAACGTTGGTTCCAGTAACAATAGTTACATTACCTGTACCAGTACCACCAATAGATACCGTATAGTCAGTAGTAAGTGTAAGCTCAGTCTCATTGAAGTATACGGCAATGTCTGTCTCAGCTAATACCTCGAACGCAAAAGCATAAGGACCTGTACCAGCAGATCCTGTGTAGACTATGCGCCTAGTTGTGTTTGATATATCAATTGCCATATGTTTTTCCTCTTGTAAATTCTATCATATTTAGGGTGAATAATCTAGTAGTAATCATATACACCTTCCTCTTCTGAGGCGATTGCTTCTTGATCTAAGTATCTTTCTAACTCAGGATAATACTCAAGCAACTCAGGTATAGCCTTACTGTAAGCAGAGGTCATAGTATTTCTAATGGCTCGTTGTGCTTTCCTTAAGTCCTCTGTTCCTTCTTGATCTTCAACCGCATCTACCACAGCTTCTTCTAGTTCACCACCGGCAGTTACAATCTCAATCCACTTGTTGTATTGTGCAGCAGACATATCATATCCTTGGTATTTTTTTGGAGGTGAGTATACTGGAACTCGCATACTAACTAATGCTGCATACGCAGGACTAAACGTACCATCAGATCTTGTGAAAGGGTTAAACGCTTCACCCCAGTTTCCTTTACCTATAGTAACTTCTTTACCAGTAATCGGGTCACGCCTTAATGGCAAGGTGTCACTGTAGAATGGGATGTGTGCTGTGTATTCATTCCATGCTGTCCAAAATCCCTTAGCAGATCCACCAAACAAATCATTATAATCTCCACCTTCAGATACCATCGTTAAAGACTTCTCTGGGGACATGACTCTTTCTGCAGTGGATACTGCACTACTCATAGCTCCCAATGGAGAACCCTTCACGGCAAACTCAGTAGCTTTCTTAGTTAATCCTTCTATGAAACTTACTGCTCCATCACCATCAAATGAAGATGCTCCGCTCAACATAGAGTTAAGCTCAGCCATCCCTTGCAACATAGGTAAGTCACCAACCATATCAAAGCCAGCCATCACAGCAGCACTGACTATCTTTTGTGTCTGTTCTCTTGTGCTAAGGTTTTGTGAGTTGGCCTTACTTTGCAGTTGGAAATATTCTCCTAGAGTTGCTGATATAGCTAGTATCTGACCAACGGGTTGCAAACCAGCATAGGATATATAATACTTATCTGCCCCAACACTAACTGGAGTCATTGATTGTAGCTTAGCTAATGCAGATGGACTAACATCAGACTTATTTATAACAAAAGAATATGGTCTCCATCCAGTAGCTTTTAGCGTTTCTAATTGTGTAAAGTTTTTAGGGCCTGACCCAGTGATTTGACCTTTTAATCCACCTTGATAAGCCGCAGTACCAATTACCCCTGAGGATAATCCAACCCTAGCAATAGCTAGATCAGCTTCTCTGCCTCCAGCCTTAAACCCCTTAAGAAACTTTGGACTCATAAACATTGCCGGTGATCTTTTCCCTGCCTCTAGCACTAAGTTGGTTGGAGTTCTGATGAATGGAAAGAACATCTTACCTACTGGAGAGAAAGATTCATTGCTTACAAAGTCTTGTATCTTTTTAAGACCGCCTTCTAACTCATTGGTAAAGGTTAAACGCTTTGATGATTCTACAGCCTCCTTAACTAACTCTTCTGGTGGAGCAGCTCTAAGCTTAGCCATATGGTCAGCAGCTTGCTTAATTGCATCCACATCATCTACTCCATCTGCAACAAGCTTAGCGTATAGATCATCTCCAGATCTGCGAGTTAAGGCTCTCAGTTCAGCCATATAACCTAATGCCTTAAAGAATTCATCCTCTCCCATTAATGCATTACCTGGTAACTGAACAAACTTACCCCAGTAACGCAAGCCTTTAGACATAGCCTTGCCCCCATTACTATCACCAAAGTCTACATCAAACGCATCACGTGGTTGTTTATATTCTAACTTAGTAGCACCTTCTGATACATTACCTTTAAATCCTTTTATCCCAGCGTCTAAAGCATCTGACCAGGTAGTAAAATATCCTGTTGCATAGTCATGTGCTTCATTGAAACTAATCACTTCTGTTTTTTGTCTAAATACATTCTTTCTTACTGATCCAATAAGAGCTGCTGCATAGCGCTCAGGTGACTGTATTGCTCCAAAAGCTAAGTTACCAACAGTATTCTTCATGTGCGTTAATGGAGAGGACAGTAGTCCGTTAATCCATGTGGTAAGCCACATATCCTTAGCTATGCCTGGTAGAGTCTTCCATCCAAATCGCATACGAGAAGCATGCGCTTTTGCTTCAGTAGTAGGTAGGGCTAGGAACTTAGTTGCTCTATCTACAGTTTCATCAGTACCGCCTGTGAGCTTAATCAA